TCATTACAAATCGAAGTCTGTGGGCGGTATAGACCCCATACAATTGATTGTAGCTCATAACCTAGATTTTATTGATGGTAATATAGTTAAATATGCAGTAAGAAAAAAAGATTATGAAAGCAATAGAGAAAGATACGAAAAAATCAAACATTATTGCGAATTGGCATTGGAGTTAAAATGTGGTTCACGTTAGGTAAATTAGCACTTAAAACAGGCACAGAGATATATAAAAATAAAAAACGAGCAAAGCTATTAGAAAGCGAAGCGGAAGTTAAACATTTAGAAAGAGTTGTTGCTGGTGAGATTGAACATAAAAAAGTTACAATTGCAGCACAGCAAGGGGACTGGAAAGACGAATTTTGTTTAATATTAATTTCGATTCCTTTGCTTTTATTAGCTTGGTCTGTATTTAGTGACGATCCTAATATTCAAGCAAAAATAGATATATTTTTTGATAAGTTTTCAAACCTGCCTACTTTCTACCAAGCTCTCGTCGTGGGATCTTTTTCAACGATTCTTGGAGTTCGTGGAGTATCTGCTTTTAAAAAAAAGTAATTACCTAACCTAAAGATTGTGTTAAGACTTATCAATGAACGTAAAAGATTATATTTATTGTGAAGCGCAATTTTTTTTTGCACCTTTAGAGAAAGACGAACCTTTAGGCAAAGTAATATCTATATCCTTTGTTGATATCTTTCCTAAATTTGATCATAAAGAAAAAATACTTAAAAATTTTGAAGAGAATGGCCTGGTGCTATTAGACTATGAAATTACTTACAGGCCAATGAAAAATAGTGAACTTAGTGACTATGAACTAGAAAACGTCACTAAACATTAAAATATAATAGCACCTAATATAAAACCAGCTACAAAGCATATCCACTCTCGTCTGTAGTGAAGCTCGATAGCTTTCCAGTCGCTTTTTGTTTTTCCAAATATCATCATAACCTCTCCTTACCAAATAATTGAAGCTCTCTTTTTAACTCTGATTGTAAAAGAGATATTTCAGTATTCTTATTATTATATGAAAGTTTAGAAGATAGATAGTATTTATCTGCATTATCTACTAAGGTTTTAGCTGTTAAATATTCCTTATCTTGCATTATCAATACTTCTATTTCTTTTTGAGACCTTTTTACAACGTCGTTTTTAAGCTCCAAGTATTTTTTAGCATATACCTGTTTTAACTCAGTCTCTCTATCTACTTTAAGACCATACCACTTATTGTAAGTAGCTGATAAGTCTTGTAGCTCTCTCATCAACTCACTTACATTTAAGTGTAGATAATCTTCAGAATGGGATTTTATCATCTAACTCTTCATCCTGTTCATTGTTCATCATTTCTCTGTCTATTTTTTCTAAATCCTCTTGAGTTATAGGTTTAGCATTATCAGGAGCAAATGATTGAGGTGCTACTGCTGGAACTGACTCGGCAACAGTTTTAAAACCTGCACCTATATTACCTCGTTTTTGGTATGGTCTTTTTAACCTAAATACTTCAATTAGTTCTTCGTCAGCTCCGTACTTAGGAGTCTTGAAAGGTTGTTGAATTACATATTCCTTTGACATTTCCCAACCTTGCTGCACGTAATTTTGTATTTGCGGTTGATTATACCAATCCATCGGCATTTGAGATGGTTTGAACTTCCTGCTAGTTACACTGCATTTATAAACTATCTCAGTTAGTTTTCTCTGATATTGGGCAATCGGTGCTTTCATACCAGTCGCATATATGTTGTTCGACTTACAAGCTATATATGGGTCTTTGCTTTTCTTTTGCATATTTTACCTTTTTTTAAGTTGTTGTTTATATTTTTTTGTCTGTTCTTCAAATAACTTGCATGATTTGTAAGCAGACAATAATCCTAAAAAAGCTCTGTGGTGTTGCGTTTTACTTACCACTCTTCTTACCTCTATTTTAGAGCCGTCTTTAGGAAGTCTTACAATACACATACGATCAATTTTTTTTCCAGTTTGTTTTTCATATGCATATTTATATCCATGTACTTGGTGGAAGGCAGACACAAAAATACCATTGCTAGTTTTTATGTCTATCAACCAAACCAAGCCTTCTCTGTCTTTTGCTAATAAATCAAGTGTACCTGCAAACCCATCAGGCAAGAATACTATTTTTTCAGAAGCAATTAACGTGAAGCCATTATCGTTCCACCATTTAACGAATTTATGAAAACAGTCTTTTATTACAGGGTCGCTTGGTTCTTTATATGAAATACCTTTGACAAATTTTTCACATAATCCATGTACTATTTTACCTGTAGAAAAGACGTTTTTTTGTTTATCATTTGCTCTAGACTCAGCTCTATCAAATATTTTTTGTATTACATCGTCTGACAAATGTTCCTCTAATTGAACTTTTATATTATCTTTGACCTCTCTTACCTTCCAGTTAAGTAAAGCAGGCTTATTAAGCATATCTAAAACAGAAGAAACTCCTATTTGATATTCACCATTTACTAAATACCTATGGTCAGCTTCTTTAAAGGTCATATCATAACCATTTTCTAATTTTATTGTTTTATCAGGCATTACCACTCCTTCCTGTGTTTAATTGGTTTTAGTAACCATTTTATTGTTGTGCTTAGTGTTGTTGCTAATTGATTTAATCGCCAAGTAGAAAGCTCGTTATCACCTTTCTCGTACTTTTGCTGCTGTTGGAATGTTACGTTCAAACCTCGTGCAACTTTTGACTGACTCATACCACGAATCACTCTACCAAGTTTAACTCTTTTACCAAGCACCTTATTAAAGTTATCCCTTGATTTACCATTCATATGATATTTGTTTTTAGCGACCTCAAGCTCCTCTTGAGCCTTCTTAACTTTTAGTTTCCATACTTTCTGTCTCACTTATCCTCCTTAATTTAAAATATTGTGATTGCGACCTTCCATGCATTTTCTATACATATGCGTGTAAAGAGTCTCAGCTTTAGGATTAGTTATCCAAAAGTTAATACGTCTAAACTTGCTAACTTTTTTCTCACTATCTTTAGCCTTCCATTCACAATTGTGTAAATCGTAATCTATGTTTTGTGCGTTTGATTTTTCAAACTTTGATACTCCGACTGTATCTACAATTGGTGTGTATTTACTGCACCCTTGCGTTAGGGTCAAAAGAACCCCTATCATTATTATCCTTTTTAACATTTTGTTTCCCTTCTTAGTTTATGTCATTACTTTATATCCCTGCAATTTGAATGCTAACTTTTTTCTCTGTTCCCTTTTAGCAATCAACTTTCTCTCAATACTTTTCTCTTGCTCTAATATTTTAAAGTATTGATTACTTTGCTTGAGATTTTTTATCGTATTTATTTGTGGCATTTGCCCTCTCCGTTAAGAAGTTAGTTACATGATTTCCTAAATAACTAACCTCGTTGTTAACAACACTAGCAAGTGTTGTATTTGGTTTATATTTACCAAATCTCTTTTTAAAATAGGAAGGCCAGTCTTTGGCCTTCCCTTTAAATTTAAATACTATACTCATACAACCTTTTTAACTTTCTCTAATTGCATTGGAATAGTGTTTATGTTGGAAGTATCTATTAAAGTAAGTATTCCACTATTTAAAATTCTGTTTGCAAGTAGCTCTGCTGCTTTCTCTCTAGCATCTGATCTATCTTGTTCAGAATCTTGGTTTGATGGAACTTCTACAATTTCACTCCAACCCTGAGCTTTAATTTTAAAGTTCACTAAGTACTTCATGCTTTTCCTTTCTATTGTTAGTTTTTTTATTATCCATGACTAAGTCGTACCTGAGTTGCAATTGTTTGTAAAGCAAAATAAAGCGGTGAGTTGTACTTTATATATGTAAAAACCTAGTAAAATGGCCATTTTTAGCCATATATACACAATATCTAGTTGTATTTAGACTTGTTAATTGAATTATTACTAAAAGATTGTTAAAAGAATCAAAAAGGGTTATTACTGAGTCGAGGAACTTTTTAGTTAGTTTTTCATTAATTATCCTTTTTGTAAAAAACGTAAAAAGTAGTGGCCTTGCTCCCTCAAGGCCACACTTGAAAGGATAAAATGATAAAAGTAGAAGTAACTAAAATATGGCTCGGCAAAGTATCAGTTAGAGATTATGTCTATAAAAAGGCACTCAAAACTAAACAATCTTTAGGTATTACGCATGGCAAGGAATTTATGATAATTCCTTACGAGAATCTAAAAAAGGCCAAGCAGTACACTGACACCATAATTCAATCAAAGTTTAATAATAAAAAATATAGACTAGTAGATTTTGATTGGAAGCCTTATAAGGAAGATAATCCAAATCAAGGCAAATTATGGCAAAATACAAAACCAAATCTGAACGAGACTACATGAGCAGAGTTGCGGATCTAGGATGTATCTGCTGCGGTCAACCAGCGGAACTACATCATCCAAGATCAGGCATGGGTATGGGTCAAAGAGCTAGTCACTTTGATGTAATTCCATTATGCCCAACTCATCACAGGCATGGCAAAGTATCAATCCATTTAGGTAAGACCCAATTTGAACGAACATTTGGAACTGAAAAAGTATTACTTAAAAAAGTAAAAAAGGCTTTAGTTGAAAAACAAAAAATGGAAAGTTTTTTATTTGATGTTGCTAATAACACTCCAAACGAGGATCAATTTGAATGAGTTATAGATCAGGATATTTTTTGGCCTTCCGTAGTATTTGGAATCATCCAGCTTTTAAAAACCATATTGAACGAGGTGTTTGGTTGTATATGGTTTCTAATGCATCCCATAAGGATAAGGAGTTAAAGTTTATGGAAAACCCTGTATTTGTAAAACGAGGTGAGCTTATTTTTCCACTTCGCAAAAATGCAAGTATTTGGAAAATGCCATATTCTTCTATGAGATCCCTTATACAAAGGTTGAAAAAAAAGAAAATGATAGAGGTAAGAGTAGCCACTACTCGACCACATCATAACCACCCTTACAGGTCTGTTAGTATAATTTCGATAGTAAATTACGATAAATTTCAGCAGTTCGATTTGACACCTGACCAGCTTAAGTCCACCTCGAGTGCATTACTAAATAACAATCTAAGTAATAATACTAATCTTATAGGATCAGCAAAGAGTGGGGATAATAAGTATAAGATAATAGAGACGTGGGGTGATGAGGATATCGTAGAAAGAGAGGGCAAAAGGTATAGGAGGCACAGATGGAAAAAAATACCAATGATACCACTATAAAATGTCCTCAATGTAAAGGCACAGGCTTTTATAGGGTGGATTATAATTTAACAAGAGAAGAAACACACGCAAGATGCGAGGATTGTGATGGCAAAGGCAAACTTGAAACGGAAAGTAAGAAAAAAACGATATAAACACGCAGTTATTAATAAAAGAAAATATTACTTTTATAAAATAACTTGGAGTGATATCTTGGGCGACAGTTCTCATAACTCAGCAGAGGAGTTTGACAAAATGAAACCTGCTGTTATGGTAACTCAGGCATATGTCTATAAAAAAACTAAAAACATATTACTTACCTTTAGTTCATATGATACAAGCGACGAGGTCTTTTCTGATCGTAATGCTTTTCCTATTGGATGTATTGTTAAGCTCGAAAAAATCACTTTATGAGAATACAGCAAATAGATATTAATCTTGTAAAGCCATATTCAAACAATCCAAGAAAACTTACTCCTAAAGCTATTGAGAAAGTAGCTCAGTCACTTAAAGAATTTGGTTTTAGGCAGCCGATTGTAGTTGATAGTAAAAATGTAATAGTTGTAGGACACACTAGATATCAAGCCTCTCGTAAATTAGGATATAAAACTATTCCTGTAACTATTATAGATAATTTAACTCCTGAACAAGTAAATGCATATCGTATAGCCGATAACAGAACTAATGAAGAAGCTGAGTGGGATGATGAGTTATTAGCTTTAGAAATAAAAGAGTTAGAAATGAAAGACTTTAATCTTGAGCTTACAGGTATGGATAAACCTGAGGTTGATCAAATACTTTTTGCTGAGAAACAAGGTAATGCTGATGACGATGAAGTTCCTGAAGCTCCTGAAGAACTCATCACAAAACCTGGCGATATTTGGCAACTTGGCAAACATAGAATAATTTGTGGCGATAGTACTCTGCCTGAAACTTACCAAAAACTATTAGCAGATAAAAAAGTTGATTTATATTTAACCGATCCTCCTTACAATGTAGCATATGTAGGTAAAACTAAAGATGCTCTTACTATACAAAATGATAAACAAAATACAGATGAATTTGTTAAATTTTTAATTACAACATTTAAAATAATTTACGACTATATCAAATTAGGAGCATCTTTTTATATTTTCCATAGTGATTGGTTTGGATTAGAATTTAGAAAAGCAATTAAAGAATCAGGTTTTGTTATGAGACAAAATTTGATTTGGTCTAAAAATAGTATGGTTATGGGCAGACAGGATTATCAATGGCAGCATGAACCTTGCTTATATGGATGGAAAGAGGGTGCGTCTCATACTTGGTATTCTGATCGAAAACAAAC